GACCTGGGCGTATCCAAACCAGCGGGCGCTCTCGCTCTGCCAGATGTTGGCGATGTTGTTGGCCAGGCGCAGCGAGGTGTAGACCCCGAATTGCGAGTTGATCGGCTGAAGCTGATACTGCGAGGTGGCCGTCAGGGTGATGGGCGAGGCGGCCTCTGGGTGAAGGCGCACGGTTGAGGCGGTGCGCAGGTCGTAGGGCGCCAGGTCGACCTTGAGCTGGCCGATGTCCAGGGCAAAGGTGCGGGTGGCCGAAGCGGTCGGGACGAATTCGCGCTGGGTGTAGCGGGCGATGGCGTCGCTAATCGGGGTGATCGTGCTGGTGATCAGCGCGTCGCGGCTGGTGTCAGACTGCGGCAGCTCGAGGAAGGCTCGCACCTCTGCGAGCGAGCACAGGTCCTGGGCGGCCATCTATCGCTTCGCGCCGGGGTTCAGGACGCGCTTCGCCGCGCGCTGCGCGGGCGTGGTTGCCTGGTTAGCGAGGTCGGCGAGCTGTTTTGTCACTCTGTCGACCGTTTCGCGGTCATGGGCCCTAGCGGCCTGGTCGCGCTGCGCCACTAGGGCGGCGATTTTGTCCATCATGCGGTTCTCCTGTGGCTGCGGGAGGTTTTCGAAGGGCGGGCGTGCAGGGTTCCTGGGCCGGCCAGGCCAGCGGGCGAGTTTGCGCTCGAGGCCGGCGTCAAGGCTTCCGGGCGCGTCAAGTTTTCGCGCCGAGTTTGGGCTCGAGCGTGGGCGCGAGGCTTCCCGCGCGGCTCAAGTTTTCGGCCGAGAATGGCCGCAGAACGGGCCTCGAGGCTTCCCTGGCGGCCAGAATTCGCCCCGATAACGGCCAAATACCCCCATTTTTCGGGGTTTTGGCGGTTTGAGGGCGGTTCCAGGGCTCGCCGCGAGGCTTCCCTGGCCGCTCAAGTTTGGGCCCGAGAATGGCTCGAGGCCGGCGTCAAGGCTTCCGGGCGGCGCCCAGACCGGCGTCGAGCACGGTTCCAGGGCGCCGTTCGAGGCTGCTCTGGGCTCGCCGAGCGCCCCTGGCAGGGTGCGCGGCGTGCCGCAGTTTGCCTCTCGAGGGCAGAAAAGCAGCGGGCGGGAGTCGAACCCGCCCGAGCCCAGAGCCGTGAGGCTCGCCGGGGCGCTGCTATTAACCCTTACTGGGATCAGTAGGGGTTGACCAGGCCGGTTCCGTTGACCACGCTGATCGCCTTCGGCCGGCGGCCGTTGATCAGGGCGTAGTAGTTGAACAGGCGCAGCCGGACCTGCAGGGTGCTCGAGAGCACGTCCCTGAAGGTGTCCAGGTACGGACCCGAGCTGTCCTCGAAGATGAGGAGGTTCGGGGCGCTGAAGACGTACACGACGTCCTGATTCGTGCTCGCCCCGGCCGTCAGGGGCACGTTGCCCGAGACGAGGACCGGAAGGCCGAGCAGCGAGCCCACGGGACCCTCGGCGGCCGGGCTTGCGGCGTCGCCGATGGCGTTCATGGGCTGGTACTGCGTCAGCAGCGGGCGGCTCTGCGAGTCGACGCTGGTGAGGAGCCACTGCCAGCGGCGGGCGCTCATCACGATGTGCGTCGGGGGCTCGTAGATGTTCGACTCGACGGCCTGGATGGCCTCGCCGATCTTGGCGAAGAGTCCAGCCGCGGTCGGGGTGGCGGCGGTGTAGGTGATGGCGTTAACGCCTGTCACCTGGCCGATGCCCTTCCCATTGGTCGTCGAGCTGTTCAGGAACGCCGTTTCGAGCGTGCCTGCGTATGCCCTCACCAGATCGCCGAAGATTACCTCGTCGATGCCCGGTACGGCCCTGTCCAGGAGCTGCTGCGAGACATTCTGGATGCCCGCGATCGTCTGGACGGCGCCCGTCACGGTTCCGAAGGTCGCGGCGGTGTCCTCGGCGGCGTTCGCCTCGGTCTGCGCAGCGACGGCGGTGCCGGTGCTGACGGTCGGGATGTTGATCGAGTCGGTGTTCGGCGGGAGCGGCTTGGTGCCGACCGCGTCGACCACGCGCCGGCCCGGACGGGCGAGCGTGACCAGCTGGTCCTGAAGGAATACGGGCGCCACGAGATATCCGCCATCGGCGTCAGTGCCGCTGACCAGCGAGCTGGTGCGGTTCTCGATGCGCATCTCGGTCATGTGGCGCTCGAGGCGCTGCGATGCCGGGGTGTCGCCCTTCTGCGACGAGATCATGTCGCGGAAGATGCTGTGCGGGGCGTGGCGCTCGTAGGTCAGGGGCTCAGAGGTGACCTTGACGTCGACCTCTTCGTCCTCGACCGGCAGGGCGGCACGTGCCTCTTCGATGCGCTCGGCACGCTCGACGGCCTCGACGGAGCGCTGGTGCGCGGCGTCGGCTTCGTCGAAAGCGCCCTTGAGGGCGTCGAGATCGGCATCGGCCTCGGGCGCCTCGAGGGCGCGCGCGGCCTGTTCGAGCGTGGCGTAGGCGTCCTTGACGGCCTGGCGCAGCTCGGGGAGATCACTGTGCATGGATCTCAGCCTTTCTGTCGGGTTTTTGCTTGTGCGAGCGTCAGGCGCCGCTTGCTCTCTTCCAGCAGCTCACGCTGGAAGGCCTCGCGCGCCTCGCGGGCCTCGTCGCCGGTGTCAGCCTCGCGGTGCGGCTCTGACGTTGGTTCCGGCTCTGAGGTCAAGTCTGTGTGGTCTCGGACGGCCTGGGCGTCTGTCTGCGGGTAGGCCGGCGTAGTGACCAGGCTCACGTCATGAAGTCGGCCGACCTCGAGGACGCGGCGCAGGATGGTGCCGTCTTCGCGCTCCTGCCAGTCGTCTCTGGCGACGGTGAAGGCGAAGCTCATCTGGGATACGTCGCCGCGCTTTACGATCTCGCGGATGTCGCGGGCGTACTGGGTATCCGGCGCCTGGAAATAGGCGTGCAGGCCGCGCGGGTCTTCGCGCAGGTCCAGGGTGTTATTGGTCGTCCTGCCCAGGACGTAGTTGGGGTCATGGTTGAAGAGGGCGACGGTGTCCTGGTTGGCGTCGAGGGCGCGGCGGAAGGCGCCACGGGCGATGACCTCGCGGAAGCCGCCGAGGTCCTCGGACTCGCGGTCGAAGACGGCGGCGTGGCCGCGGAAGACGGGCGCCGGCGTCTCGGCGTCCTGGTCCTCGTCGACGGTGATCGGGGCGGTCATGTTGCGCTGTTCGGGCAGCTGGACCGTGCGGACCTGGCCGGTGGCCGACCGCAGCTGGACCGTTGAGCCGTCGCGCTTTTCGACCTCGAGGGTCTGGGCGCGGCCTTCCTCTTCGACTTCTCCGACCTCTTCCTCTTCTTCTTCGGCGTACTCGTCGGCCATCGCGGCGAGCGCGAGGCGGGCGGCGTCGAGGTGCGAGGCGATCTGGTCCAGAAGCTCTTTGTGTTCACGTTCGAGCTGGCGCTCGGCGTCCGATTCCATCTGTTGAACCTTCCTTTCGGCCCAGGTGCGGCCAGCGTCGCCGCCCCATAGGGCCCAGGCGACCCGTCCGGGGCCGGGGTAGTCATCGTTTTCTGGGTCTGAGTTGGCCGGCGACTGCAGGTCCGGCTCGTGGCGGGCAAACCAGGCGGGCATGCGCCGCACCTTGTCTTCGCTGAGGGGCTCGCGCGCTGCCATCTTCCTGGCGTCGCGGATGGTGCCCTCGACGAGACCCTCGCCGCCGAGGCCCTCTTCGTACCAGCGCAGACCCTTCTCGGCCTCTGCGGCGGTGCCGGCGTTCGGGCGCAGGTCCATTACTGCTGGTTTTCGGGCTGCAGGTTCGGGGCGCCGCCGACCGGGGTTATCTGCAGCTCATTGGCGCCTGGTAGGTCGAGCGGCGGGAGGTTTTCCTGGCGGCGGATCTCGTTAGCGGTCAGCCATCCGGCCTGCCGTGCTCTGAGCGCGGCGGTGTACCTGGCCTCTGTGGCGGGCCGCAGGATCGCGTCGGCGAGGAATTCGACGCGCAGGTCCTGGGCGCTGGGCCCGAAGAGCTGCGAGTCGGCCTTGAGGGCCTGCTCGATGCGCCGCAGCCTGGGCGCCAGGTGAAACTTGAGGAATTGCTCGGCGGCGATGTCGGGCCGGTCGAGCTTCTCGCCGGCGATGAGGGCGGCGGGCACGTTGAAGATGCGGGCGATCTGTTCCATCCCGAAGCGCTGGCTCTCGATGAATTCGGCGTCGACGAGGCTGATCGGGAGCTGGACGAGGTCGGCGCCGCCGCCCAGGACGGCGGTCTTATGGCTGTAGGCGGCGCCGGCGTGGTTCTCGTCCCAGAGTTCGGCCATCTCTTTGGCCTGCTCGCGGGTGATGCCGTTGGGCATCTTGAGTACGACGCCTGGGCGGGCGTCATTCTGAAAGAACGCGTTATGGAACCGGGTCAGTGAGACGCTGGTGCCGATCGTCTCGCGGTGCTGCTGGATCGGCGACGGGGCGACCGGGGTGCCGTTGGCGGCAAAGCCCCGGATGTGCAGGATGTCTTTGCGCGTGAGGCCCTTGAGGATGCCCTGCGGCAGCCGCACGTCGTAGGTCAGCTCGCCGGTGCGGGAGTCCTGTTTTGCGGTGACCTGGCCGGGCTGGATGCAGCGCATCTCGACCACGCGGCCCCGGCTGATGATTTTGTGGATGTAGGCGTTGCCGTACCCCTCGAGGCTGGCCGAGATGTCGCAGATGAAGTCGAAGGCGGTCTGGTCGGCGTTGGGCTCATCGTGTAGCAGCCGGTACTGCTCTGAGTCGCGCGCGACCTCGCGCTCGTCGCCGCGGTAGACCTTGACCGGCATCGCGGCGATCGTCTCGGAGACCAGGCGGATGCAGGCGATGACGGCAGGCAGGCCGATCGCCTGCGCCTGAGTCACCGTCAGGCCGGTGGTGCCGGCGATGCGGTTGACGGGTGCCGGGACGGCGCTAGTTCCGAATTCGGCGAAGCGCAGTTCGCGGTCGCCCTGGCGGGTTGCGAGTCTCACTTGTCGAGTACCTGAACGAGAAGGACCTTTTCGGCGGGCACCTCGACGTGGCCGCTGACCGGCATCTCGCCGTCTGCGAGCAGCGTCGGGGTGAGGACCACGTAGTGGCCGCCCCAGCGGCCGGCGAGAATGCCCTCGACCGAGGGCTGGTTGTCGATGAGGTGCAGGCGCGCTCGGCGCTTGCCCTTGACGCGCCAAACCAGGCGCATGAGCCATGCGGGCATCTAAGTCTCTTTCAGGTCGCCGTCGACCGATTCGATGAAGTTGCGGGTGGTCTTTTCCAGGCCGAGCTGGTCGCGGCGCTCGTAGTAGGTGTTCGCAGCGTCTCTGCGGTCTTTGGGCCTGAATTTCGACCAGTGCTCAAAGTCGAGCTGCAGGGTGCCGGGCGGCTCGACGTCGTATTCGGTGCTGGGCCCCCAGAGGGCCCTGAAGCCCCATTTGGCAGTCTCGTCTGGAAAGCCGAAGAGGTAGTGGGCGCCCTTGACCGTCAGGCCGCGCTTGGCCCTAAAGACGCAGGTGAGCGGCGACGAGCTGAGGCTGGGCGTCGGGCTGCCTTCCGGCGGGACGATGAGGCCGCCGCCGTGGCCGGTGTTCCAGTCCCAGCGCTCGAGCAGCGAGACGTTGTAGGCCAGGTGCTCGCCGCGCTCGAGGTCTGCTCTGGCGAGATGCGGGTCGCCGCCGGTTAGCATCGTGTCTGCATCGCAGACGAGGTACCAGTCGTCTTCTGTGGTCAGGCTCTCGGCGAGCCGGAACATGAAGGCGCGCTTTTCGACCTCGTTTCCG